CATCATAGACAGTATATTGAAATGATTCAAATCCATTTAAATCAAACTCATAAAAACGTTCATTGATTCGTTCTATTACCCAAGCAAGTCTCTCAAATATCCATCTATTATCGTCATCAGGTCTTGCCCAAGCAATATTAGAGTTCCTTGCTGGATTATCTGTATCCATTTTACCATCTTTTCCGACAGTTGTTCCTTCTATCATTTCTAAGGTACGACAATATTCTTTTACTCTGTCAAGTTCTTCTTCAGTAAAAAGTGAATCCCAAAATACATAAGGATATGTTATTCCCATTCTTTCTTTTGGGAATAAGTATATTGATCTGTTCATTCCGTTTTCTCCACGTTCAATGCCTCAACATAAAGTTCTCGCATTACTGTTTTTAATTTATCTGGTTCAACATTCAATTGTAGACCATCAATATACTTAGAAAGTATAGTCATAGTATCTTCGGCTTGATCGATCAATTCTTGATCTTGGTCAAGAGATACTTCACTAAAATCTTCTACAATTGATAAGTCAGATATTCCACATTTATATAGGTTATCAATAACAGTATCAAACATAAATGGATTCTGTTTGTTTAAGACAACCACTTTAACATAAGTGTCATGATGTTGTGTATAATCATACATCTTCCAATATTCAAAGTCTTGTTTTGTATCATCATAAGTTACCTTATAAAACATACGATAAGGATTTTGAATAAAGGTAAGTTCTCTAGTATCGGTATCAAAGATATGGAATCCACGTGGATCATTATAATCTGACCAGGTCATTTCACCTGGAGTACCAACATAGGTAATATGACCGTCACTTGATTTATGGTGAAAGTGTCCAGTCAATACTATATCATACTTCTTTAAAGAAGATTTGTCAATACCTTCATGGCAAATGTTTCCTCGATCCATTTCAAAACCGGCGATCTCAAAATGACCGAAACAAATTTGCGATTTAGATTCTTTTATTTTATCAAAGATTTCAACTTGGTTATCATCACATATCCAAGGCACAATATCAACATCAATCCCGTCAAAACTAACTGTGTTAAAAGAATTATGTATAGTAATGTTACCATAATCGTTTAATAGTAGGGAAGATGAGTTTACCTCTAATGTGTTCTTGTATGCAACATCATGGTTACCCAGAAGTGTATGAAACTTAATTTCATTTTCTTTAATAGGGTCAAAAAAATACCTACGTACCAGATATAAAGAATTGAAGTTGATAAACTTGCGGCGATCAAATAAATCTCCTAGTTGTACTATGGTATCGATATTATTCTCTTTGAGATATGGAAAAAATATCTCAGAATAAAACTTCTCATAGTGGCGGTGAAAGTCTAAGGAGTCACCACGCATACCATGATGCGTATCTCCTAATATACAAATTTTCATATAACTATTCTATATCAGGTGCTAAGAAGTTGTCAACTCCTTTAGTTGTTTTTGCCTTTTTCTTTTTCTTATTTTCTTCAAAGTTGTGGATAAACTCCGAAATATTTTCATACATCTCAAACTGTTTGTAATTACCATCTATATCTTCAAACATTTCGGCTTCATCTAATATACCAAATTGTTCGGTTGCTTTATACTTCACATATAATTGTTTCTTCTCTTTCATAATTCTACGCAAGAACGCATAGTAAATGATCTGTGTAAAATAGGCAAATGGATTCTTTGATTTAGCAGGATCAAAATTACGAAAATACATCAAGCAGTTTTCTATACCGTCGGCGATCATCTCATCACGGAAAGAATAAGATATAAAATTAGGTTTACGTGATAGATGTTCGGCTATTTTTAAAAAGCATTCTCCGATGTAATTTGGTATAGATGGTTCTGGTTTTCCTTCTGATTCTGCAAGATCACACTTAGCTTTATAATCAATAAGTGCGGCAAGGAACTCATCGTTCTTCACATAATGTTTTTCATTTGCCATAATTTTCTCTTTCTACGCTTGACAATTTTATTTTTGTTTGTATAATGGTTGTGTTATTAATGAAGTTTATTACGTTTGAACTCCTCAATAGCTTCCATTACTTCTGATGGAATCTCAGTTTCTTCTACCTCTAAATCAGCAGTCTCAATCTCACTCTGTAAATAATCATCTAATACTTTACCAAAATCTTCTTTACGTTGTAAATTAATTTCTACCATCTTATTATAATACTCTACAAGTTTATTCTTTGGACTAAAGTATGCCAACACATCAGTATTGGATACTATCGCATGATCTTCCTCAATCAATTCATTAGGTAACCATGGTGCAACTAACATCATTGTTTGTCCTGTTGGTAATCTACGAAAGATCAAACGCATAGGATTGGTAAAAGTAATCATATTACCAACTTGTGTAACATTAGAGATAATGTCATCTCCATTTTGCATTCTAATTAGTTTAATATTCATGTCTTTAACTCTATGTTGTAAAACTTATAGTTGAACTTTTCATCATCATATATCTTAACACGTTCTATGAAATGTTTCAAGGTAAAATTGACATATTTACCGTGACGAAAATCATCTGCTATGTCGAACAAGACTGCTTCTTTTTTGTTTTCTCCGATTCGTAACCCTCTCCCGATTGACTGTAGATTTCTAACTCTAGATTTAGACGGAGAAGCAAACACCACGTTATGTAAATTACGAATATTGACACCGGTACTAAAAGTACCATAAGAAGCAACGATAATTGCATCGTTTTCCCTTTCTGTTATTGATCGAACGGATTCACGAACATCCACATCGGTTCCGCCATAGACAAAGAACACATGTCTATTTTTTGCGTGTTCTTTAATTGATGCATACAAATCCTTTCCGTGTTTTTCAACGAACTGGAATAGTATGAGAGTGTTACCTTCAAGTGATAGAGCTAGATTACGAATAAACTCATTTCTTTTCGGGTTCATTACTATATATTCTATCTCAGTTTGATAGTCCCACTTTGTTGCAAGTTTACGAACTGCTTCTGGATATTCCAATATCAAACACTTAATCTTAAAGTCTGCCAGTTGTTTATCTTCAATTAGTTTAGCAGTAGTTGTAGATTGATACACTGGTCCAAATAAACCTTCTAGTACCAACTTATGTGTCTGTGTACCATCTACAGTACCAGTACATCCAATGCGATACTCTGCATTTACTAATCCAGACATAATGGTAGTCAATGATTTAGATTTGAATTGATGAGCTTCATCTCCAAATACAAAGTCAAACTGTTCAAAATATTCTGGAGGATTCTTATAGATAGATTGCCAAGTAGTGATAGTCAGAAACTTATCTGTATGCTTGTCTTTTCCTGAATACTGTCTATGGGTGTTGTTTGCGGCATCGTAACCATAAGATTCAAAATCAGAATACATTTGCTCAACAAGAGAAGTTGTAGGAACAATTAGTAATCCTTTCTTATAACCTTTATATTGCAGATATCTTAGAATCAAATATTGAATCAACGATTTACCCGAACCAGTAGGTGATAATAACAACATTCTTTTGGTTCTTATCGCTGTAAGGAAAGCTTTGTATTGATATTCTCTTATGCCTTCTGTTATAATAGCTTTGTTAAGATTGATCTGCTCTAGAAATTCATTTGCTTCTAGTGCTGAAAAACTAACTGTAGAATTGACATCAGGTAGAATCTCTAACTTATAATTTCTTTCTTCACAAAACTTTTCAATGTATGGAACTAATCCGTGGTAGATAGTAAAGTTTCTAAGATCAGCCAATCTTATTTTACCATCCCAGATTTTATTCTTGAACGCAGGCATGAACTGATAACCTGGTACGTAGAATGTAAAGTAGTCTGCTAGTTCTTGTGCGGTACTACGTTCACATTCAAACGTAATGTATGCTTCATTTAGCTTGCGTAAAATTAAATCTGCCATTATGCACCATTAACAAATCTTTCCCATGAAATAAAATCACGAAGTTGATATGTTCTAGAATTAAGTTCTTTGATTATTGAAGCACAGATGTCAACAATTTCATCATGTATAACTTTTTTTGCTTTATACTTGTTGATATCTTCATCTGCTTCTAGATATGTAGTGATATCAGATTTGAGTGTAAATGGAAATGGATCCCATCCATACTTTTTTAAATCATCATCATCAAGTTTACCAGTGTAGTATTCCCATTTAAGTTTCTTCCAGCGATTAAGTTGAAACTCAGCATCTCTGGCCATCATGCGATGATTCGACATAATGGTAACGTATTTGCTGTGTAGTTTGGGAATGTTTAGAAGTTCTTTACCTGGTTCGGTACGATCAATCTCGGCGTCTTTACGCCACATCTCTAGTAGTTGTTCAAGTTGGTTCATAAAGTAATCTCCTTTAAGGAGAGTATATACTAATTAATAAAGAAATTCAAGCTGAAAATAAGAATATCTGAACGTTACGTCGGCAGTAATGATATTATCTGGTGTGTCAGTAGATGAGAAAATCAATGATGACAATGACACCGGAAAACTATCAACGAATCTTACTTTGTAATGTGGTTTATTTGATGAAGATAATACCGTTAATATACCTTCGGCAAATTGTGGAAAGTTTGTATTAACAAACGGAGATAAATCTTTTAATCCTGCGTACTCTGCATAGTCTGTAGGGAATGTAATCCCACGCATCCAGTCATGTATTTCTTTCCATGCAGTAAGATCCTCATCAACTAAAAAGGTTACATTGAAAGGTTCGTAAATCAACTTTTCACCTGGAGAATATAGATCAACATAAGGAGTATAACGAGGTATTTCTCCTAGTGATATTCCAGGCATAGAAACTGATTGACAGAAGTATTGAGTATTTGAAACACGAGGAAAAGTTAATGTAAACTTATTACCGTGTTGTAAACTTGGATTGATTGCCATAGTTATTCCTATTTGTTTTTACTATTTATATACGCAAAAAAAGAGGGATCCGAAGATCCCTCTAAAAACATCATATTGTTATTATTATGTTCTACTAAGATTACATTAAGTTTGCAATCTTCATTGCACGATAGTAGAAGTTTGACTGACGGTGTAGAACGCCTTCGCCTTGTGTTGTACCTTCAGCGAATGGGTTAGCTACCATACCGTAACGAGTCTTGAATCCAATTTTTGGTTGGAAGCTTCCAGTATCAACTGCACGAACCATTTGTAGAGGTACGTATGGGCAGTAGAAAATACCTGCGTCATAAGCGTTAGTACCCTTATAACCAATAACTGCAAACTCAGATGTTGAGCCAGTTGGGAAATATGGATCGATGTACACTTTGATACGACCAAACATTGTACCAGCAAATGTGTTACCTGTGTCGTCAACTGTTAGATTAACTTGACCGTTTAATGCTGACTGATAGTCTAATAGACCAGCCATCGCAAAAGCAGAAGCAACGTCTGATGAACAGATCATCATGTTGCCTTTACCACGACGAGTTGTCTTTGCAATTGTGTTAGCTTCACGTTCGATTTGGAATGCCAAACCTTTGATCTTTTCAACCATCCAACGACCGTTAGAGTCTGTGTCTAGATTGAAAGTACCTTTTGTTGTTGTACCAACTTGAGCACCTGTCTTAGCAACAGAGTAAATTGTACGAACAACTTCACGGTTGATCTCAGCAAGAATTTCTGATGAAAGAATGTTTGCTAACTCAGTTTCAGCGTCAAGACCATGAACTGCTTTCAAGTCTTGTGCTAATTCCATTGAGTATTCTGCTTTCAACGCACGGGTTTTAGCAGTTACAGTTACCTTCTCGATTGAGAAAGCCATTTCTTCAAACGCTGGTGAACCAGATGTACCAAGTGTTTCAGCAGCTGCTGTAGTCATTGGCTGACCTGCAACGATTGTATTAGCAAATACGTTATCTGTTGCTGAAGTATCTGAATCAAGTGTATATGTAACAGATGTAGCTGACTCAGCACCTGAGTGACGAGTATTAGCTTCGTTATAGAATGCTTCGTCGCCTGATTGACCAGCATAACGTGTACGCATTGCGAAGATTAATCCTGTAGGACCTGTCATTGGCTGAACGCCGCAAACATCGTATGCGATTAGGTTAGGTAATGAACGGCGAACTAAAGAAATGATGATTGGGTCAAAACCAGCTACAGGACCTGTAGCAGTTGCAGTACCACTAAAACCACCTGTACCAGCAGAGTTAGTTGGTGCTGTTTCTGTCATGAAGCCAGTCTTTCTCATTTCTTCAACTTGGTTTTCAAGAACTACCGCTGTAACTGCTTTACGGTATGAATCTTTAATAGCAGGAAGTTCTGGGTGATTCAGGACTTCATCCCATTTAGTTTGTAATTGTTCAGACAAATACATGTAAGTCTCCTTGTTTTTTGTTTAATTAAATTCTTGTTTTAGAAATTGCACTTGATACTGCGGCAACAAATGGATCTACCACTTTTCTATCGCCTGTTTCAGCATCTTCAATTTTTTCATGCAGTTGTTCAACTGATGCTTTTTTTACACCTGTTGGGAAATAGTTTTCACGGATAGTATCAAGTTTTTCTTGGTATTCTTCCTCTGTGGAAAATTCTACACCCTCTGCGAGTGATTTGATTTTTTCAACTTGAGTATCTGTTAAACCTTCGCAAACTGTACGAACGATTTCGTGTTTAGTTGATTCAACTAAAGCTTTTCTTAACTCAATACCGTATTCGATTTCTTCGTTAAGTTTATCTTCTAGTTCTTCAACTTTACCAGCAAGTTCATCTACTAGATCAACTTTATCTTCTGGAACATCAATGTAATGTTCTGCAAATAGATTACGTAAACCTGCGATGAAATCTTCTGTAATTTCTGAACGTAGTCCAGACTCAATAGCAATTTCATTGTCTGCCATCCATTGTTCAACAACGTACTCTAGGTAGTCATTTACTTTGTCTGTTAGATCAGATTTGATTTCTTCAACTGCTTCTTCGAACATTGAAGCATATTTAACTTCAACTTCTTCTTCGATTTGTGCAACACGATCCATGATACGTGCTTCAAAAATAGTAGCAGCTTTAGATTTGAATTCTTCTGAAAGAGCATCATCGTCAGAGAACATATGGTCAACGTCCTCTTTCATTTTGTCTTTCCATTGTTTCTTTTCGTCTAGAAGGTTGTCAACATCTTCTTCGTCAAGATCAAGTTCATCATCATATTCTTCATCTTCTTTCATAGTCTTTTTGCCACCTTGTGGATGGTTTTGAGTATCTGAAGATGCATCTGATGATTTAGTTGATGGAGCAGTCGCACTCTTAGCACCCTTAGTCGCATCAATTTTATTTGAATTGTCGTCTGGTTTGCCGTTCTGAGGTGTTGGACCGCCTAGATCAACTTCCTCTCCTGGAAGTTTTGCTGTCGGCATAGCTGATGCGGATTTCTTGCTTGATGCAAGAATATCAGCTGCTGCTTCTAGTAATTTGTTCTTGGTTGTCATTTAGGGTTCTCCTTTTATGATTTGAATATTTATAAATTTAAAGTTTTCTGATAAAATTTTCAAACAGATTCAGCGCAACTGATTCTAATTGCTGTTTAGGTGCCTGTTTAATTCGTTTTTTTGCATTGTCAATATCTGCCTCAACGTAACGTCCTTCAACAAATAACCATTCTTTGTTTTCCATAATGCCATTGACAAAGGCACCCGGTGCTGAAGGATCGGCAACAATATCGGCTGCTGTTGCAAGTCTTAGATCATCCTGAACCAGATTATAACCCTCTCTGGTCATTGAAACTGAACCCATAGCTCTTGAAGAAACACCAATTTGAATGTCATTGTCGATAAAGTTTTTAACGATCTGACCATAAGGTGTATCTAAAATCAATGCTTTGCCGTAGAAAGTATTGCCATCTTCTTTAAGACTTACAATCTTATGAGATACTCTTTCTAGGTTTAATGTAGGAGTGTCTGGATGACCTAACTCTCCTAACGCACGGTTTGTTTTAATAAATTCTTCTGTGTAACGATTAACTTCATTACGTAAAGTATCCATT